ACCTCGGCCACCGCTTCGACAAACATCGCGTCCTGAACCAGCGAGCTGTTGGCCTCTGGTGTAATCCGGCGCACGCGCATCGTCCAGCGGCTGCCCGCAGGCAGGTTAAGCCGATGGCTGCGCTCATATTTGGTGACGTTCTTGCGGTCTACGTAGTCCGCCAGTACCTGAACAAAAGGCCCGCCGTCAGTGGCCAGGTCAATCGCATAATCGATTCGCACCCCGTTGATGTTGCCGCTCTGGTCTTGCGACTGGAGCTGCGGCCAGCTGAAACGCACACGAAGCGCGTCAAGCACCGGAGTGCTAATGGAGCGCAGATAAGGCGTGGTGCTGAGCAGCTGCTGGTTTACGTCGACTTCGTTGCTGGACTCGGCAATGCCCTCAAGGCGCTGCTGGTTCAGCTCTCCATTGCGAAACTGCCACTTCACGCCTGGGAAGTTGACAGTGCCGTCCTCGGCCACCAGCGGCGTTCCGTCGAGCTTCACTGAGCGCAGGCCGTCCACTGGGCCAACGATCGGCCCCCAGCTCCACAGGTAGACGATGCGCGCGGTGGCAATGGAAGCTGTGCTGTTTAACGCAATCGTCGGCTGCTTCTGTGTGGAATCGCCGCCCTTGCTCCCGCGAATGCTTCGCGCTGCTACCGCACTTCCCATACCGCCCCCAGAAAAAAGAAAACCCGCCGAAGCGGGTCTGGTGTTACCTGATGATCAAACCTGATCTTGTGTGTAAATCCCGCCTGACTCGACGGCACCGCCGATCTCTCGTTCGCCGTAGAGCACGGGATAGGGATTGCCCTGGGCAACGGTGGTCACCGCGCCCCCAAAGCCATAGCTGGGGTTGTTTCCATCATCGTTGTTGCTGCCGACGCTGGCAGTGGTCGTGGGTGAAAGCATCTGCACGACACCGCCCAGGCCGACGGCTGCACCACCAGCAAGAAGCGCCATACCAACACCGGAGCTGAGGCCGCCCGTAAAAGCGCCAGCAACCACCAACGCCACACCGAGCACGACCTGAAACAGACCGGCCTGCTTGCTGCCTTGAATCAGCGGCACGATGCGGATATCACTGGTGTCGCTGCCCTGCATGTCGAATTCGGCCTCGCCAGCGTTGCGCTTGCCGCAGAAGACGCTGAACACCAGGCCGCGCTCCTCGCCGGTCCTCAGAAACTTCTCGAAGCCAGGCTTCATCGCGCACAGTGCGTTCACAGCATCACGCACGCTGTGCACATCGATGCGGTACTCGCGCCCGAAGTGCTTGCGCAGCACGCCGTACAACTTGATGGTGCGCATAGTCATGGGGTGTATTCCTTGTGGCGCAGAATCATTTTCACGCGGTTGGCCATCGACCAGCCGTAGACCTCACGGGCAGCCAGGCGACCGGGCATGTGGTGGTAGATGAACGGACCAGAACCGCCCAGTGCGGGCGCGTCCTCGCTGTGCAGGCTGGCATCCGAGCCGAGGTAGATAGCCGCGTGATTCGGGAAGTGGCAGGCCCTGCACACTGTCGGGATCTGAAACACCAGCAGGTCGCCGCGCTGAGGCTGCTCGACCCTGACGAACCCGCAGGCCTCGTAGTTCTCTTCGTAATGGCTGGGGCTGTCCGGATCTTCCCACCACAGTTCCTTGCGTTCGAAGTTCGGCAGCGGCAGTGAGGCCTCGCGCGCGTACCAGTCGCGGCAAGCCGACCAGCAATCGAGCAGGCCATGCGAGAAGTCCCGGCCCAGCAACGGGGCCTGGAAACCGCTGGGTTTGAACCACTGAATGTCACCGCCGGGCCAGCCCACAATCGCCCAGGGCAATTCATGCAGCTCACAGCTGACCAGATCGGTCATGCTCGGCATTGCGGCGCGGTCCGGGTGACTGTGCACGATGGCCAGCACCTCGCCCCTGTCTTCTGCCGCCGCAGCGTCGTGCTTGTCGATCAGGAAGTGCTGCAGCGGGCTGGTGGCCACGTTGCCGCACGGTACGTACTCACGTCCGTTATCCGTCTTGATCAGCAGCCCGCAGGCCTCGGCCGGGTGTGACTGCTCGGCGTGCGCCCGCATGGCATCCTGAAGCTTTTGATTGATTCGCATGGTTACCCCTTGGCGATCAGGCTTGCGCCCATTGAGCCGCCGAACCGGCGGGTATTGCCGCGTAACTTGCAGCTGCTCCACCAGCCACCGCAGCGGTCAAGCGCCGGGTTGTCGGTAGGCTCGTTCTTCTTGTCGAACATCGCAGTGCCCGTGTACGCGCACGCCTCCTGCCGGTACTGCCCCCGCATGGCCCACCGGCACAGCTTGGTGATCTGCTGGGACGGTAGCTGCTGGCCTTCCATGTCGATGGGGCTGGAAAGCTCGAAACCGACAGCCGAAAAGTTCTCTTCGGTCTTCTGCTCGATTCTCCACAGGCTGATGCGGCACTGGTCTGCGGCATCTGGGTTGCCCCCGTCGAAGTTCGCCGCATCAAGGAAGTGCTTGAACGTCTCGATCACCTTGAAGCTCGCGCCGGCCAGATCCTTGAACTGGAGACACAGCGCCGAAACTGCACGCGGAACACCCGACAGCTCGTTGGCCAGCCTGAGCTTTGGCGTAGCAGGTCGACCATCACCGCGAATATCGAAGCCGCTGGCCTCTATCTGGATCGGGGAATACAGCTGGCCCTGCCAGATAATGTCGCCTTCATGCTCGTGCCCGTGGAAGCGCCAGAGCGTGGCACCAAGCCGTGTGGCATCCAATTCGTACAGACGAATCTGGTTGCCGGGCTCCAGTTTCTGGATGTCCGCGCTGTAAATCATGGTGGTTACCTACGAAAACCCCGCACTCGGCGGGGTCAGGGTTTGAAGGTTTGTTTGAAGTTCGTGGACAGTGAGTGAAGACCGTCGCCGAGTGTCGACAGCTTGTAGCCGTTCGACGTGTATCGGCCCTGCCCGCTGCCTGGCGGTGTCCAGAGGAATGACTTGAATCCCTCATGTCGGTCCAGAAAGTCCTGGACCTGTTGAAGTTTCTGGCCAGCGCCGAACCGCCCGGTCACCGTCACATCCCACGCTTGCGACTTGGTGTTGATACCGACACCGCCTGCCTGGGTATAACCGTCGCCGAAGTCGTTCCACCAAGTGCGCTGCTTCACATCGCCCGAGGCACCGACCTGCACATCAAAATCGAATGTCTCAGCCATTACGCGCGCCTCCAGAGCAAACCGCCCTGCCTCATTTCCTGCTGGAGAACCTGACGCACCTGCTGGGCTGCGCTTTCGCCTATTGCCCTGCCCTGGCTGGCTGCCTCGGCATCGCTCATGCCCGGCTGGCCTTGCACCGTGACCGGCACGCTGATGCTGATCGGCGACCCGCCGCCACCTGCACCACCAGACTTGTCAGCCAGGTACTTGGTCAGATCGCGGTTCTGGTTCGGGTTCAGCACGCGCTCACCGCCATCGAGCAGCCAGGTGCCTTCCTTCGGGATGTTGTCCATACCGTTGTGGGCCATACCGGCGAGTGCAGATGCGGATACGGCGGCGACCATTGGCGCAGTTGCAGCAGCAGCGGCGAGTGCGGCGGCCGGCGCAGCAGCTGGACCGATCAGCGGAATACCGGCAGTCGATACGTAAGCGTTCAGCGCTGCCTGCGCAGACGCTGCCTGCGCGTTGGCGATCAAGCCGGTGGCCGCCGCCGATTGCCCGCTTTTACCAACGAGCAGTTGAATGCCTTGATATACCAGCCACTGCGCTGCCATGTCGCTAAGAGCGTTGATAACCGACTTCGCCATGTTCCCCGCGAAGTCAGCGATAGCGTCTCCAGCGTCCTTTGCACCGGTGACCACGTCGGAGAACACGTTGCCCAGGCCGCCGGTCAAATCATTCAGGCTGCCGGAGACGAAATCGGCCGCGATCGCCGAGTAGTCTTCGGCCGCATCAACGTAGTTCTGCCAGGCATCACTCACGCCCGCCATCCAGTTGGACTGGGCCTCGTCAATCCGATTGTAATAATCCTGCTGGATGACCATTCGTTCGGCTAGCGCCTCGGAGAGCATGCCTGTCTCTTTGGCGTACAGCTCGGCGCTGATATCGCCGGAGTTGCGCTGCGCCTGGAGGTCCGCAGCCTTGCGCGCGTAATCCTCCTGAATGGCCATATCCTGCTTCAGGCGGTCCCGGGCCTTGTCGCCCATCCCTGCGCCAGCAAGCTCCATATCGAAGCCGCCGCGAGTGGCAGCGTTATCATCCTTGAGGGTCGCAAGGAAGCTGACGGCCTTGGCCTCTTCCTCGTTCGCAACCTTGAGTTTTTGGAGAGAATCCAGCTCCGACGCCAGGCCCTCGAGGCGCTTCTGCTGAACAGCGTTGATCCCGACGAGCTTGCCCGATGCAACTTCGAAGCGGATCTTGTCCACTTCCGTGGCGTTTTTCTGCGCATCCGCGCTGGTATTGATCAGCGCGATCTGGCGCTGCAGGTCGGTCTCTGAACCCTTGAAGGTATCGCTCAGTTTCTTCGCTGCCGACGCAGCGTCCTTTGCAGCCTGCTTGGCCGCTTCCAGAGCTTTGGGATCGACACCACTGCCCGTGCCACCCTGATCACTGAAGCCAACGCCGCCAAATAGTCGCTGATACTCTGCGCCGGCTGCGCGGGCGTCAGTAATAAACTTTTTGCCTAAATCACCGGCCAGTGGTTCCTCGAGAGTTGCCTTGATCCCTGCTGCCGCCTCGGCAGCGGCCCCAAAGTTTACTTTAGCTTCATCGCGAAGCCGGACGCTGTCTGCTATGAACTGCTTGGAAACATCACCAATAGTGAACTTTGCTAAGCCTGCCGCGACATCCGCCATCATCGAAGACGTGTAGCCAACTGCCGTCGCATACATGCCCACAAGGGTGTCCGAAACGATCTTGAATACCCTTACGACCCCATCGCCAGCGTTGACAACAAATGCGGTCGCGTTAACGAGTTTTTCGCTCATTTCCCCGACTACCTTCGTCACGCCGCCGCCAGCTTTCACGGTGTCGTTAAGATCTTTGGTCAGTTGCTGAACCACGGGCATGAAATCTTCGGCGATCTTGTTTTTCGCACCCTGCAAGTTCTGCATTAGCCCAACAAGCTCACTTGAAAACTGTTTCGAGACGGCTATTGTTTCAACGCTGAGAATCGCGCCGGCTGACTCAGCAGCCTCGCCCAGCGCTTTGAACTCCTTGCCGCCGGCGCGCAAAAGCGGTACCAATGCGCTCGCCTCATCAGCAATGCCTTCCATGTAGAAAGTCATTTCAGCCTGAGAGACATTTGCTTTCTCAAGGGTCGACACATACAACTGAAGAGCTTCGGCGCTGTTGAGCTTTTTGAAGCTCTCCGCTGTCACGCCGACCTTTGGCGCTATTACCTCAAAAAAATCCTTCAGCTCACCGCCGCCAGTATTGAAGAAGTCGCCCAGCTTGTCGTTGGTATCCTTGAAGATGTCCGCAAGTTTGTCCTGCTCAACGCCAACAGTTTTTGCGCCCGCCGCGTACTTCTGGAACTCGGTTGTTCCAAGACCAGCCAGCGCTGCAAGGTTGGAGATTTCCTTTGCGCTTCCTGCCGTATAAGTGACCAGCCCTGTCAGAGCGGCAGGGACGGCTGCGATGGCAACGCCCACACCCTTGGCCAGGTTTTCAAAAGACTTGGCGATTTCCGCGTTGCGTTTCTTTGCCTCTTGGCTCGCCCTGTCAAGAGGGCCAGTGAAGGAACCGATCCTGGCCACCAA